TGGCGGTAAAGCAATGGGTTTGCAGGCCAGATCTCAGGGCTATTTCTTGCAGAAACTTGTGAACCATCTTCATAAGGAAAAGAACATTATGTTGTTTGTCGCTCACCAAACGGTCGATCTGAGCGGTATGTACGCTGTGATGAAGGCAAAGATGGGCAATACTGTTCATCATAATATGCACAATATTATTAAGCTGTTCTTGTCTATGTCTCAAAAGGAGATGGAGAGGGAAGACAGGACAAACAAGATTACCAGTCAGCGTGCGACTTGGACAATTGAGAAAACTAAGCAACTACCCACAATCGGCACTCAGGGATACTATTATGTGCTCCCGCAGGAAGGCAGGATTGACGTAGAGCGAGAACTGATTGAGATGGCTGTTGAGAACGACATAATCCAGCGTAGAGGCGCTTGGTACAGTTTTGGTGATCAGCTTGGAATGGTTCTAGCAATATTGAGTTGACCTTTGAGCAGCAAGAGCAAATTTACGATCAGTTAGTTGGAGCGACAAATGAAGCGTGACGAGAATCAGGAAGCTAAGCGTGATAAGGCTAAGCCTGTAAAAAACTCCGGTCGGGGCTTTAGAAAGGGAGATGCTACTTTTCATCGGTTTCTTCTAGACTATAAGCATAATGGCAACACTTTTACTTTAAGTCGTGCTGCTTGGATTAAGCATCGTAAAGATGCTTGGAGAAGTCAATACAGATATCCTTGCATTTCTGTTGTTTTGGGAGAAGATTCCGATACTAAGGTTGCTATAATTGACTGGGAAGTTTTTAAGGAGTTGATACGTGACTCAGATTACGAATGAGGAATTGTTCCAAATGGCATTTTATTATGCTGTTGGAATTCTTAGCGGGATGGAGTATTACGAAGATATTCCTGAAACTGACCTTGTAGATGACATACTTCAGAGAGCAGAAGATATTATCTTGGAACAACGTAGAAATTATGAAAAAGGTTGAGAGGCACGGCGTTTTTGGTTGGATTGCGACGGCAGTTGTCGTATTTATTTACGACTACTGGGCAATACATGGTAAACATCAAACAATGTCTAGTGCGTTTAAGAATGGTCTTGCTAGAAAGACTACGGTGCTTCCGACGTTTGTGGGCTGGACTATTTTGACATGGCATCTGTTCAGGCCAGAATCTCTGAGAAAAACAGATTTATTTTCACTTATAGTAGATAGGAAGGTTGTTGAGTAATTTTTTTATAGACATAGACAGAATATCTGAACTTATGGGCGACCAGGCTGATGAGTTCATTGAGTGCATGAAGATTGTGCAAGATATCATTGATCGACCAGAGACCTATGTTGGTGGTCAAGCAATTAGGTACGCTAATCAACTTGCGGCCTACAGGACCACTATGATTATTAAGTCTCAGATGTACAAGCGTAAGTCGTCAATGATGGTTGAAGAAGATAAGTTTACCAATGATATTTGGAAGACTATGTACGAAGCTTTGGGCGAAAACATTAACGTATTAAAACTAGCTGCTAGAACAGGAGTGTCATGAAGTCATTAGGTGCATTAAGAAAGACGGAAGAAAAGAAGGCTGTGGTTGAGTCTGAGCAACTTACAGGCTCTCAGATGGAAGACTGGCTAGTTGAGAATATTGACGTAGATCTTCAGAAGCGCAACGAGCCGGTATATAAAAAGGTTGACTATTTTAGACCCAGTAGCACAAATCAGTGTGCAAGATACTGGTATTATATGTTTGATGGAGTTACTTACACACCTTCGTTCTCTTCTCAGACTTATCGTATCTTTGACAATGGCCACGCTGTCCATGATCGGTTATATTCTTATCTAGATAGTATGGGTATTCTTGTCGCCTCTGAGATACCGATCTCAAACGATGACCCACCAATCCAAGGAACAGCCGATGGAATCATCGAGCTGGACGGTAAGAAACTAATTGAGTTAAAGTCAATCTCATCTGAAGGCTTTCATTATCGCCAGTTAGCACATAAGCCTAGCGATGACCATGTGCGTCAGGCTAATTTGTACATGCACTGTCTTGATTTAGACTCTGGGTTTGTAATTTACGAGAATAAGAATAATCAACAAATTTTACCTATATATATTGAACGTGACGACGCTTTTCTTGATAAACTATTTAAGAAGTATAGGAAGATCTATCAGAGCGTACAAGATGGAGTAATTCCTGATCGTCCTTATAAAAGGACATCAAAGCACTGCGCTAATTGTGATTTAGCAAAAATGTGCTGGTCGGAAGGCAACGTTGAGCAAGAGTTCGAGTCATTTTGAACCGATACCGTGTAAGAATGAGGGGTGCGGGAGAATCTTTGTACCAAAAACGTACAATGCGATCTTTTGTTCCCCAGATTGCAGAAGAATTGTCACAAACAAAAAACTTCTTGACAATTACTACAAGAACAAAGAGAAGAAAAATTCAAAAAGGACTTGTGAAACTAGAGAATGCAATACTATACTTTCCTCTTACAATAAAGAGGATATTTGCGAAAGGTGCAAGAGAGAGCGATATATAAAAAGACTTGTCTCTTGGGGCTGGGATGAAAAGAACCTGAGAGATGAGTATCGTTAAAGTTATTAATCAACTTAAAACTATTCGTCTTCTGGCGGTAGATCCGGCTTCTCATTCTCTTGCTTGGTCAGTCGTTGATCTTGAATGGAACAAGTTTTCTGTAGTTGCAACCGGGAAGATTGAGTTTAAATCTCAAAAAGAGGTCTCTAATAAGTTTTCAGCTATTAGGCAGGGGTTAAAAGAAGTATGCGAAGAACACAAGCCGACACATGCAGCTATAGAGCAATCTGTCTATATTCAGAACTTTCAGTCAAGCAGGATTCTTTCTTATATTATTGGATACTCATGGGGGGTATTGGATGACTATTGTGGCGATGTTTGTGATATCAATCCTCTTATCTGGAAAAATAAAATTGGGTACAAGAACGTTTCTAAAGATGACAAGAAGGAGATTGAGAAGAAACATGGCACTAAGGGTCTTCAGAAAAGACTCACTGAGGAGCGCAAGACTCGGGTGAAAAGAATCATTGATGCTCAGGTAGGTTGCTCTACAGATGATGATGACATAAACGACTCTCTGGGCATCGCTCTGTGGTATTATGTAGATCGTGGCTACGGAACCATACAAGGATAAGCAGTGGCTATACGATCATTACGTCAAGCGTCGCATGAACTTGACGGACATCTGCAAGAGGCTTAAAGAAAGCTACAACATTGAAGTTACTCCTCAGGCAGTTTATAACTGGGTGAAGAAGTATGATCTTCTTAAGTACAGGGGTAAAGGTCGAAATCTAGGTCAGACAAGTATGAGGAGGCCCAAGTCTCCAATGCAACAGGCTGTAGAGAAGAAGCGTCGCGAGATGCAGAAGATTAATAGACAAAGAAAGAAAGGCAAAGGATTTTGAGAAGATCTGTTAACACTAAAGACATTGCAACTTTTGCAAAGCTTGATATGATTTACAATCAAATTAGATTGTTAGAGGCTAAGCAGAACCAGACGGAGTATAAGTGTCTTGGTTCTGGCAAGTGCTGTTCGATTGGTCTAAACATTCATATGGCTGAGTGCGCAAGCATCGCTTTTAATCTCCGTCAGCAGTATTACCTTTACATGGAAGACAAAGGTATGGATTACGCTGATGAGTGGATGAGTAGCGTAGTTGATGCTCTCAAGGAGGCTATGTACGATGAAGACTGGCAGGTGGGCGGCGAGACTACCCGCAAATGTGTTTTCTTTAAAGACGGCTGCACGATCTACGGCTTTAGGCCGATGGTCTGTAGGACGTTTGGAACTATTAGTGCGGTAGATGATTACTGTCCTAGAATTAGAAATCCACACGGCCAGATTGATTACTTTGCCGGTGAAGGTGTAAGAAAGATTATTACTGCCTTTCAGGATCTGCTGAAGGAGTACACATCAGATAAGCATGAGAATTACGATATGGTCGTGTATATGCCTCTTGGTGTCTTGTCTTTCTTGTTGACGACTGAAGAGCTAGAAGAGTTGTCTGAGAACACAGATGACAAGTTTTGGAAAGCTGTTCCTGGGTGGTTTAATTACAGAGTTCAATACACCAAGGAGCATGGATATGATAGAGAGCACCTGAACGAACAGGCTGTTTCTATTGGTAAAAAGCTTGTATTCTCTGAGGAATAATTTTAACAAAAACGGTCAAACGATCACTAACGATAAAAATATCTGATACCATACCTGCGTTGAACATTGTAGTCCCGATTCATTTTGAAGGGGGGTTGGATGCAGATAAAGATTGTTAACGAGACTTTAGAAAAAGTCTCTGAAAACGAATCTTTTACTATTTACAGAGTAATTGAAGATGCAGAACAAGATTTGCTGGAGAGCACTGTCGAAGAGCAAGGCTGACGGCTACGGTTATGCGTCATGGAAGATTTCCTCTGGGTTGAGAGGCTTGGCGATGCCAGTCTTTTACCCAGAGGAACTTTCATGTTATGG